TTTCCAGGCGCGTTTATCAAGACGGATCGTTTGAAACCTGACACTGGTAAACTGAGTGATTTGTTGCCGCAGTTTCTGTTTGGACAGAGACCTGCTAGGCAGAGAAGGGTTGCACTCAATGTGGGGCTACAAAATCTTATCGACATAATTTGTGGTATTGGCACGACAACATTGTATAATAATGCGAATGCAAGATTGGGTGTTGGAAGTGACGCAACAGCAGCAGACCCAACTCAAACAGATTTACTCGATGCAACACCAACATGGAAAGCGATGGACGCAACCTATCCGCAGAGAAGTGGCCAAATAGCTGAATGGCGGAGCACTTTCGGTTCTGCTGATGCAAATGAGGCTTGGAACGAATATGCAGTTGACAATGGTGCTGCAGCTCATAAACTTCTGAATCGCAAAGTTGAAAGTAAAGGCACCAAAGTTTCTGGGGAAACGTGGACGCTTTCGTTGAAGATAACATTTAGCTAAATCAAGTGATGCTCATGGGAAAGACTATAATGTTGAAGAAGTTGGAGTCGGGTGCTTCCATTTGCGTGGATTTAGACGACTTGCTGGATATGATGGAAAAAGCTGCAGCGGAGAAAGGTGTAGACGTCAACACGGCAACGGTTGAACAGAAAAGAGAAGTTCTGAAAAGCATGGGTTATGAACCGTACTTTGAAATATTGAAAAAGGAGGCTGAGTTTCAATGGCTGTAGGTGACGTAGTAGCGGACATTCAAAGCATTGCTGCTGGCGCTTATTTGGACATTCAACCGGGCGCTGGCGTGGAATGGGTCATCCATAACATTTACCACGAGTTTGATGTTGAATTGCATCGCTATGATGGGGCGAACGACCTAACCTTTGACACCGATACGGGAGCAGGTGTGTATGCGAAATATGCTTTTCACTGCAACAATACTGATCGAATCCGAGTTAAAAACACGAATGCGACAGCGAAACTTATCGGGTATTGCGGTGTGCAAACCAGATGACAAGGATAACTCCACTTCTGACAAGCCTTAAAACGCTTAATATTACGTATCAGACACCTCAAGAAACTCTTTTAGGCACGCCTGAAACTTTGCCGACAAGCGAACCCGGAACTCCACAAATAAGCTATACGGTTGCAGACGGTGACTTATCAACTTTTAACTTGAGCGTTTACTCAAAAAAATGGGTTGCCTTAATTTATGGCGCTGGAAAAGCTGTCACCGCCGGAACGATTAGCTGGCGAATAAAGAAGAATGGTGCAAGCGTTGCTACAGGAAGTTCCGCTGTAACTGCGAACTATTATTACACAGTTTCTGCCTTTTTTTATGATGTTGCGGTTGGCGATGTTTTAGAGCTTGCATTATGGTCAACTGTAGCGGACAGTAACTGGGATTATAAGGCTTACCAAATTCATGTGACACGATTATTTTTGTTGAACAAACCTCTGCTTCTTGTTCCATGCAACTTCACATCTTTGGCTGTTCACCCTGTTTTAACATTAGGCACTCCAAGCGCTTATATGACGTACAATCCGTATCTTTATCATCTTAATTTATTTACTATTATAATTTCAGTTGCTACAAATATTGCCAGTCTTCAGTTAGGAACGTATGGAATGTTTCGCATTAATTTGGGAGATTATACTGCCTCTAACTCAGCCTATTTAGCAATACATGCAACTTATCGTCCTCGTTATTATCAAAACCGTGTTCCTATACAGATAGTCCTGCGAGGCTTAAAAGGCGTTGTTGAGCCATGACAGATTTAACCGAATACGGCGACGTGATGCTTGACGGCGTAGACGAGTGGGGCTTCCGCAAGATAGACGGCTTGCTGGAAGATGGAACGACAGTAATTGTGGTTTCAGGCTTCATTTTAAAAGAGGTTACGGATAGTTTGAGTTTAAGCGATGCTGTTTTGCGGGATAAAATCTTAACAATTTCCGATTCTTTAGGGCTTGCTGATTCACTGTTGAGTAATAAAACTTTGATAATAACAGATGCGGTTGCTTTAGCGGAAATAGTTGACGTTATAACAGGCGCCATAATCAAATACGTGACAGACACGTTAGGCTTGTCTGACCAAGTAAAAATTGACAAAGCGCTCATTGTTTCAGATACGTTAAGCTTGCTTGACCAAGTATTTCGGCATAAGCCACAAGTTAGCATTACCGATGCCATTGCCCTTGTAGAGGTTATAGCTGTTTCAAAACTTCTCATAATAACAGATGTGGTTAGTCTTGGAGACGTTGCCCTTGCCCTAAAACAGCTTCGAATAAGCGACGCCATAAGTCTTTCAGATCAAGTGTCGACTCCTTCGCGCATAATTCAAGTTTTGGATAGCCTTGGTTTGCTGGATAATGCCTATGTAAATAAGACATTGGTAATAAGCGACAATATAGCCCTTGCAGAAGTTGTTGAAGTAGGTAAAGGCGCTGCCGTAACCAAACTGTTTCTCATCCTTGGCAACATTCTAATTGATTTGAAAACAGGCAAAGTCGAACTTGCAATTTAATGTGAAAATGCTTAGCTTTTCGGCATTATTCTGATTGCCTTAATTTTTAATCATTATTGTTTAATGTGTTTTCAGAAATGCTTTCTATTCAATGAGAATGTTTACGTTTTTGCATTCGTATCTTACTATTAACTATACGTTGTTGGAGCCTTGGCTGTTGGTTGCTGTAACGCCTCAAGAGATTCGTGAAAGAGTGAATCTTACGGAAGCTGATGTTTCAGACGTAACTGTTAATAGGTTTGCCAAAGCTGCCGCGGTGACTCTTGGACTGGAGCTTGAAAAGACCATCAACTATATGGACTGCTCCGATGAAGAAGCTGAAGCCATAAGAAACATCGCTGCGGTTTATTGTGCATGTAAAGTTACCGGCGGTTCGGCTTCTGGTCTGAGCTTTCGTGTTGGAGATTTGGCTGTTAACGAATCAAGCGGTGCCACTCCAAGCGGTCTCAGCAGAGAAAATCTGCAGTTTTTGATGAGTGAGGCTCAGCGTATCATCGAAAAGTTGAAAGTGCCTTATGTGGGGAGGGCATAGGTGGCTAACGTCCCTGATGCGTACTACCAATTCGTGATGCATTATGCACCTTGGTTCTATGTGATCACAACTGCTATGGCTGCGGACCCGCCAGGTGGCCAGAAGAATGTCACGGTTGCGGATGGCACTAAGTTTAGCGCTGGCATGCCCTGTGAAATCAAAGACTCAGCTCATAGCGAATGGAATGAGGTCGATTCTATCGCTGGCAATGTTGTAACCATGAAAAACAATCTAGCCTATACTTATTATGTGGCCAAGGGCGGAACCGTAGATCATGGCGACAACAGTTTTGGAAAGGGCGCTTTTCCAGCTGCTTTCGGCATCGAATTTCTTTATGAGGCTTATTCTGCTACTCAATTCGTTTCTAAGCAAACTGAGATTCGCTCAAAAATAATTGACCTAGCCAATTGGCTTCTTACCCAGCAATGCACAGATCCAGCGAAGAAGGCTTATGGCGGGTTCAAATCCAGCGAATCTTCAACCCAATATTACAGCATCGATGCGGGTCGTGTTATTCCTGCATTGCTTAAGGCGTATGCTCTGATCGGCACTTCGGGCTATCTTGATGCGGCTAAACTTGCGGGTTACACTTTTCTCTATACGATGCAACAGCAGCCGAGCATTCTGGGACTTCATGACAAGTACTATGGGGGCTTCGCAAACTACGTCTCGATTTCTGATACTTGGGACACCATCATGAGCATTGAGAATCTTTACTGCTTGATTGGGCTCAAGGCATTGGCTGACACGTACGATGTGGCTAATGCCTCTCAGTACAGTGTCATGATGGCAGATGCTGCAGGCTTCCTCAAGGTTGGGTTTGAGCAGCTCTATTTGTATTATCAGCCTCCGCCTTCGGGTTCTGGCGTCTGGTACCGGGTGGGAATCAATGATACCGAAGTTTACGATGATCCTATGAGCTTCGCTCTGCTGGGGCTATATGTGTATGAGGGCTGGAGTTTCACCTGTCAGCGCGTCTACAACTTCATTCAGTCGATTAGGGCTTCTGGGCAGTATCCTGCTTATTGGCCAGAGATCTGTTGGCCAGGCTATCTTGATGTGGTTACGATGTTTCCAGCATGTGCGTACTATGATGCGATCACTACGGGAATCTTGTGGAAGATTAGGAAAGAGCGAGATCCTCCAAGCTTCAAGCTTGCCTACAATGTCGTGAGCAAGTATAGTGACGAGTTTCTCTATTGGGGGCCAGTCTTCACGGATTATAGTCCGATCACGGCGCAAAAGGCGATGGCTAACGTCACGTGGTTGGCTCGCATGTTTCTTAATTATGAAGAGCCTTTGACTAGGTTCACGAAGATTTTGAATAGCAAAGGCGAGGCTGTCCTGCTTTATTCAGTCCGTCAAGCTATTGAGATTGTTTCCTATGGCGAGCCCTTGGACATTTTGGCCGTTGTTTCGCCGGTTAGGGTTGAAGAGGTTTTGCTTGAGGCTGGCTATCTCCTCAACGACTATCTGGCGTTCTACACTTTTGTGCCGGTGCGTCACCACGATAAGCTGAGACGAAAGGGTGAGGAGTACGAGATTCAGAGCGTTCAGCCTTTCACTTACGAGAACCAGCCGATTTATTTCAAATCAATCGCTCGGAGGTTGCTTGCCACATAATGTCGGAATTGGAAGACCCGGTCTTAACTCTTCTGCGGTTGATTACTACGAGGATTCAGGTAACCAAGGATAATGGTTCGCTTGCCAGCCTTTTGGCCACAAAAGAAGCTTATGACCGAGAGCTCCTCAAAGAGTATGATGCTCAAATCACGATGGGGCTTGACAGCAGTCAGGATCAGAAGCTTGAGCTTGCTGGACGTCTGAGACGCCGGTACATGGTTTTCAGATGCAATATTTACACGGTTGATAAGGCGGTTCCTGGAGCTGATGCGGGCAAGGTCATGCGGGACAAGGTAACTGCTCAAATCAATGCTATCATCCGTGAGAACAGAAATTTGCCATATCAGACGGTTTACAATTTCTATTCGCTCGGGTATCCGAGTGGAGATCCTCACAAAGCTTTCGATGCCGATGCTACAACTGAACTTGTGCCCTCGAGTACGTCATGGGTTGAGCTTTCAGTAGCTAACTATCAAAAAATCTGGTCCAGCGATGATGTCAGACATTCCAAAAGTGTCAGTGTAAACAATAAGTATGCCCTTATGCTTTTCAGGTTCAAGTTAGGTGCTCGAGAGCAGTGTGTTAAAAAGATTGTTTTAACGTTTGAGGGCTATGGTACAGCTCCTGCTGGTAATGGTGCAACAATTAAAGTTTGGAATCACGTTGCTTCGGCATGGCAACAGGCCCAGAGCGGAACCGGCGGGGGAGATGAAACCTTAACGATCACAATTTCTTCTAACTGGACGGACTTCATTGACTCGGATGGCTATGTCTGGCTTCTCGCCAAAACCACGAATCCGAGCGATGGCTCAACGCCTGCGGTCCTCTACTGTGATTTTGTTCAGTGCACAATTCAGGTTTATGGAATCTCACATTGTGACGTCGTGAGTTATAGGAATATTGACGTTACAGACGTTAAGCCATACCTGTTTAAAGCTGAGTTTCTGCTCAAGGGGTGGCTTTTCGAGTCATTGTCAGGAGTGTTCTAAGTTTATGGTCATGAAAAATAACATGATAAAAGGAGGAAAAGAAAATGGTTGAGACATATGGAAGTGGAGAACAGCGATTCTATTACATCACTGAAACAGTATTTGGCCAGACGCCCGCAACCCCCGCAATGCTTGGGGCTCCAGCAGATTTGATTGACCCGGGGATAGACCCTGGTAACATTAAACTGCGGGGAGCTGGAAACTACGATCTTCAGGCAATCAAAAAGGGCTTGAGACAAGTCAGCTGTAAAGTGGGATATCCATTACCTAGCGATGCAGCTATTGACCTTCTCCAATGGGCAAAGGTAGAGACAAACAAGAGTCTAAGCATTGAATGTGTTTACTATAAGGGCATTTTTGCGTCGGCTACGGACATTATCTCGCTACTTTTCAAGGGCATGAAAATTAACAAGGCAACCGTAGAATGTAGTATCGAAGACGTTATCAGGGCGAATTTGGAGCTCGAAGGCCAAAACGTCACTGTTGGCACAGCGAAAATAGGGACTACCTATGCGGACTATGCCGGAGCCGTTGCATTCCATGAGAGTTATGTGAAGAAGGGCACTGTGACCTTGGATCGTGTGAGCGCTTGGAAATTTGTTGTGGAAAACAATGTCAAACGAGTTCCCGTGATTCGCACCACTGACGGATACCTAGCTAAGTACATACCCTTTAGACAGCGAAATCTCAGCGGAGAAGTGACCTTCGAGTTTGAAAGCAAGGAAGAGGCTGATGATATTCTCGCTGACACAGAGTTTGCTTTAGAGTTTGGGCTTGGAAGCACTAAAAAGGCTACTTTCACGGCTTGCAAGTGGGATAACGTAAGCATTCCGAGTCGCATGGAGGATCTGCTATCTCTAAAGGCTGCTTTCACGGCGAAGGGACCGCTGGCCATAGTTTAAGGTGACGTAAATTGAAAAGTGAAACGTTAGATCTTGATGAGCGGTTCGGGAAAGAGTACGCAGGGCACTATGTTTTCAGCGAAATCACTTGGGCGAAGCGTAACCGCATAATCCAACTGTACACGAAGTACAGCAGGTTTACCGGTCAAGTTGAGAGCAGCGACTTTGTCGCGATTCAAGCTGAAACGATAATGGCAAGCTTAAGGGAGCAGCCTCAGAATAAGCCCATAACACTTGAGAAACTATTAAGCGAGGATTCTGAAAATGGCATTCCGATTGACCTTGGCGAACTCTTGAGCAAAGTCGTAAATAAACTGTGCAACGTCTCAAAGGAAGACTCTGCTTTTTTATTAGAGCAATCCGAAGACAAAAGCCAAACGAAGCCCTCACAGAGTTCCGCTTATGTAAAGAGTTCGGGTGGACCCCCAACCAGCTCGCAAGACAACCAGCAAAAACCGTCCAGCAATTCCTTGTGATTATAAATCAGATGGACAAGATGACAGAAGAGGAAGTTGAAAAGGCTAAGCGTGAGGCGAAAAGGCATGTCCGTTGAAATAACTTGTAATGTTGACGGAATCAAAGAGTTTCAGGCAGCCATGCAAAGGTTCGATGCTGCAATGCAGAACCAGGTACGCCGCTTTCTCATAACTTGGGCTGCTGACGTGAAAGCTGCTGCAATGCGAAATGCTCCTGTTAGGACCGGTCATCTTCGTAGTAGTATCTACGCCACCATTAAGGATTGGGTTGCTCAGATAGGCGCCGAGGCTACGTACGCACTATTTGTTGAATTGGGTACTCGCCACATGCAAGCTCAGCCTTACCTTTGGCCTGCAATTCAGGAATATCTTCCAAGCCTTGAAATGAACATTTTCGGGGCCCTCGAACAAGCTAAAGCGGAGGCTGGTTTCCATTGAGCTTCAGGGAATTGGGCATAACCATTATCGCCCAGAACTTGGCAAGCGCAGAATTTTCCAAGGTTGCTTCTGACGCTGGAGCAATGGCAACTGAAGTTTCAAGTCAAAGAATGGCCATTAATGTGGAAAATTTTGCAAGTCCCGAAATCAGCCGAGTCGCCGAAGATGTCGCTCGAGTAAAGGGTGAAGTTGAAAGTCAACCGATAACGATTGCCTTTGCGCCGGTTGAAGTTCCAAGCATTCCGCCAGTCGATGTTTCAAGCTTTGAAGGCGCCCAGGTTACTTTCGGCGAGGTAGGGGCTTCAGCAATTGAGATGGGCGAGAATGTTAAGGCTGCAGGCTCCAGTTTCACCGAGATGCAAATGCACGCTGAAGCAAGTACTGTGAGCTTGCGCACGGTTGCCGGCGGCATAAGGACTACTGCCATGATGGGCACAGAACTTACAATGCTCGCCTCAGACTTCGGAATCGTGGATAAGGAGACAAGCAAATACATGCGCACCGTGATGGCCATCATAATGGTTGTTTCCACCGCAGCTCGAATGTACAGCTTTCTCACGTTGATGACGACTGGACACACGGCTGCTGTTGCCATTGAAGGAACAACTGAAACAGCTACAACAGGAGCCGTAACCGCTTCAGGCATAGCCCACACCATCAAAACGGCCATTACATGGGTTGCTGTTGCTGCCCAAAACGCCTTAAACATTAGCCACGCAACATTTCTCGCTTTAACCGGTGTTGGAATTGGTGTGATTATTGCTGCAGCAGCAGCCATGGCTTATTTCGCAAGTCAAATGAACGCCGCGACATCGAGTGTTCAGAGTTTCAATGAGGCAAGTGCTGAAACTCCTTCTAATGCTCGCGGTATTCAGCGTGCGGGCGAATCAGACCTTTATCGCCGAGGGGTTGAGGGCTCGCCTTGAGCGTTGATATTCCGAACCTCGCCGTGGTTCTGGGCTCTGTTACGCCTCCTCAAGGCGATGTTATCGAGGCAAGGATCCACCTAGGTGCGACGAAGGAAGTTAGCAGCTGGGAACTCCTCTTGCAAAATTGGGATAAGAAGTATAGTCCCGGCGGGACCTATCCAATCATTGTTAGTCAAGATGGCCATATCAACATTGGTAGAGGCGTGAACTGTCCACAGATCATTACTACGAGGACGGAGAGCATCAGGTACGAGTCAGGCCCCAGCGAGAATTATCTACGTGTCAGTGGTCGGTGTTGGGGCGAGAAACTTTTCCGCCGGGTTGTTACAAAGACGTATTCTAGTCAAAAAGGAGAAGCCATTATTAAGGATTTACTTGATTATTTTGCTGGTTTAAGCCACGTTAGAAATTCCATTGAACTTGTCGAAAATACAGACACAACCTACACTAAACTTGAGTATGAGAATACGCCTGTTTGGGATATTTTGAAGTTTATTGCTGGAAGTGCTGATCTAGCAGGCGTGATTGGCTATGATTTTCGTGTGGCGCCTGATGCTAAATTTGAGTTTTTCCCTAGAAACAGCAAAACTAGTTCCGTAAGTTTGAGTGAGAAGATTGAGCAGAGTGAGTATCGCAAGGATATATTTGGGGTTCGGAATAAAATTACGATTTATGGGGTTCAAAATCGTATGGACCCAACTGATGGAGATGCATGGACAGAACCTGCTTCGGAACCGCCTGAAAACTGGGTTTTGGATTTTGGCGAGGGTGTGCATCGGTCTGGAACATACGTGAAGGTTGGGTCTTATTCCATTTTTGGTAGAGCCGATCCGACCACGTACCGTGTGACGTTTCATCGTAACCTTTCTGGGCTTTCGCCTTTCTATTATTCAATGCTAAAGTTTTGGTGTGTTAGCCAATATGTTCCTCAGGATCATCGTTGGATTCGCCTTTTAGCACCTGATGATAGTAATTATTTTCAAAAATCAGACTTCACCGTCGGATACACGAGCATGAGTGATTGGAGACTTAACGAGTTGCCCTTGGGTAAATCGCAAGAGTATGATGCTTTAACAAATCCTAATGGAATATGGGTGAAAGTGGGTAATCCCTCATGGTTTAACATAAGCGCAATAAAATTTGAAGCGCAATGGAATTTACCATGGGACCTTTTCATTGACGGATTATTTTTTGATAAGGGTCGATTCAAGAATACACAAGAGGACTCAACGAGTCAAAGTAATTATGGTATTAGAGAATTAGTTGATACTGATGAGGAGCTGTACAGTGATAATGAATGCATGTTAAGGGCTAAGGCTATTCTCGCTCAGCTAAAGGATCCAGCGGAATACCTCACGATTAAAAGTGCAGTCATTGACTATGGAACGACACCTTTGTTTGCTGGAGATAAAATCCATGTGGTTTTGCCAAACGAGAATGTGGATGCTGACTTTCGCATTCTGACTGTCGAGTATGTTGTCGATGCGAAGACTCAGACTCTTGAGATAACCATGGAACTTGGCCGTGAGGTTCCGCTTTTGGCTGATTATTTGTATGCCCTCCGCAGCAAGTCTGATCACATGAGTAGACATAAAATTGCGAGGATGATTTAATGAACAAGCAAGTTTGCGTCAAAGACCTTTCGGACGGAGGCGGTTGAAGTGGCTGCGAAAGTTGATGTTTTGGAGTATTTCGGTCGAGAGACTGAACTGAAAAAGAAGTGGATGCGGATGTGGGAGAGTCTTGGAAAGCGAATACTTAGGATGCCTAAGTGGATGCAAGACATCGTGCTTGAAGACATAAACACAGCCATCAGAAACCGAATAGCCACCATGGAGATGATTCAAAAAACAAAAATGATGAAGAAAAACGCTAGGAGAGGTGTTGCAGCATGAATAAGCAGCTTTTGAAGCAGATTAAGAGTCTTAGGCCTGGGAGTCTTATTCAAGTGAATTGGCATGATGCCAGTATAGGCAAAAGTTTGAGTGGAGGGCGCACTGGAATAGATGTTCCAGTGTTTAGCATAGGCATTTTTATAGGATTGTTGGGTGAGAATGATAAGCACATTATTTTGGGCCAGAATCATTTCCGATATGCGGATGGCATTTTCGACATTGACTATACCGCTATACCGCTTGTTTGGGGCGTCAACATCAAAGTCATTCAAGTGGAATACATAAGCAGAGAGGAGGCTCAGCAACTGTTAAACAGTTTCTTGTTGGGCGGTAGGCGGACTCTTCCGAAACGTCTGAAACGTCAAGAACGGTTGAGGAACCATCATGACAGACTGGATTAAGAAGGCTCTAACAAAGACTGTTCAGCGTAAGGGTTCTCGCGGGAAAACGGAAGTTATTGTTGTGCAGCCTAATGAGAAGCTTGTTTATGGCGTTAAATTTGCCATTGGCATGACGGTTTGTCTATCAGCTCTCGAAATAGCGCACATGGCTTTCTTAGGTTCTTGGAGCTCTGAAGTCTTTGCAGCAATCACAGGCCTGAGCGGAACGGTTATGGGTATTTTTGTGGGACAGAAGGCGTAGCGCATGACAAAAAAAAATATTTTTTTTCAACATGTGATCTACCGTTCTTTTTGTCGGATCGCCAAGAAACTTAAGGGTAAGGATTTTGTTGATGCGGAGTCTTTCAAGGCGCGGGATAAGATTATGCGAGTGTTTGCTGCTGAATGTTACGAGATTGCTGAAACATACGCTAAAGCAAAGCAACCGAAACCGAAGCTTAGTCTTCAATACATGAAGTTAGCTGCTAAGCTTCTGGGCTTGTCTCTGCGTCCGAAAAAACTCTCCGATCTCGATGAGATTAAGAAGGCTTTAGCTAAGTTGAAAGCTGAGGCGCCGCCCGAATGACTGTTTCTTGGAAAGGATTGCCTGATAGCCCACAATCTCTTTGGCGTGAAATTGAAAAGTTAAAGGGGCAACGTGAGAAGCCAAAACCTCTACCTATTCCAGAGGATTTTTCTGAGTTTTGTGAGAAATTGCTTAGGTTAAAACTTACGGATTATCAGTGTGAGGGTGCCAAACTAGTAGCAGAGAATGATTCTGTAGCCCTCCGATGGTCCAGACAAAGCGGCAAAACGCACATGGTCAGCGCTTGGCTGTTGCACTGTGCCCTTTTGCATCCTGGAGCTCAGATTGCCATTGTGGGACCTAGTTGGCGTCAAACGAAAATTCCGATTCGCAAGATTAATGGTTTCTTATATAACCTGCCCCGGGGGGTTTACCGCAAACCTCAAGCTACTATGGTTTCTCTGAGGAATGGTAGCCTTATTCAGGCTTTTCCCTGTAACCCGGACACTATTAGGGGATTTACGCTTGACGTTGTCTATGCTGACGAGTACAATTACATTCCAATGGATCAGGAACTCTATGATGCTATCGTGTTTACTCTCGCTACCAAAGCCCACGGAAAATTCATTTGCAGCAGCACGCCCGGCTCGACGGATAGCATGTTTTGGAAATTTTTCAATCGCCCACAATACAAGCATTTTGCCAAGAGTCATGTGACGTGGCAGCAGGCCCTCGAGCCTAATGGTCCTTTGACGAAGAGAAAAGTGGAGCAGTTGAAGGAGGAGTATTCGGATGATCCTTGGCGTTGGAAACGGGAGATGGAAGCTGAGTGGGCTGAGGACGAAGCCGTTTGGCTGCCCTTAAGCTTGATCACAAATTGTCAGAAAGCGGATTTGGAACTCTGGGATTCTGAGAGCATTCATAATGGTAGATTCTTTGGCGGCTTAGACTTTGGCAAGGAAAAAGACTATTCGGCTTTCGCGGTCGCGGAAGAGGTTGATAGCAAGTTTGTACTTCGCCATGTGAAAGTGTGGCCCTTGGAAACGAAATATGCTAGTGTCATCGGCTACGTTAAGACGGTAGCAGATCGTTGGCAGCAGTTTGAGAAGATCCGATGTGATATAACTGGCGTTGGCAACTATATTGTTGAGGATATGATTAACGGTGGCATTGAAAATGTGGAAGGCGTCTCATTCACGCATCCTCGAAAGCAGGAAATGGCTAGCCTTCTCAAACAGCGCATGCTTAATGGCTCCTACGCCTATCCCTACACAGATATCCAAATTTCACCATCCAAGAAACTCAATTATTCAGTCGAGTTGAACGTTGAACGATTCGAGTTGCGTAAGGATGGGACTTATCGCTTTTTCCATCCAGAAAACCAACATGATGATGTCTTTTGGGCTACTGCCCTAGCGCTTTATGCTACGGTTGAAATGGCGCCGGAACCATTTCTTGCAGTTATACCTCGTAGGGCTAACAAGTTGCAACGGTTGAGGGACAAGCTTTTGAAACGTAAATTTGAAGGTGCAGGAAGGTGAGAAGGCGAGAGTTTTTCCGCATACGTCAATACGCCCGCCGGTATGACCGTGAAACAGCGAAATTCATAATTAACCTAGCTTACGAAACTGCAGCTCCAGAGCCAACGGAGCGAGTGGTTTCAGTTGCTGAAGGCTTCGGTCTTGGGCTTGACCAATGGGAGAAGTTCGTGGTTTACGATAATGTTGAGTTGAAAATAGGGCCAACGGACATCACACTCATAACTGGCGATTCAGGCTCGGGCAAAAGTGTTCTACTCAAAGCCTTAGAGAAGGACATTAAACAAGACTTGGGCTTGAGCTACATTAACATTAATGATATTTTACCAATGATTGGTAAACCGCTAATCGAAACTGTTGGCGAAACTCTTGAGGAAGGTTTAGAGCTTCTCAGCAGAGTAGGCTTAAACGATGCTTTCCTTTTCCTTCGCAGTTATGAGCAGCTTAGTGATGGACAGAAATACCGCTATAAAATAGCGAAAATGATGGAGAGTAAGGCTCAATTTTGGATAATGGATGAAGCTATGGCTACGCTTGACAGGGACACAGCTAAAATCGTGGCTTACAACCTTCAGAAACTCGCAAGACAGCAAGGCAAAGCAGTTTTGGCAGCCACAACACACACGGATCTCCTGGGGGATCTGAACCCTTCGGTACATATTCATAAGCGATTTGGAAAAGAAATCTGTGTAGTGTACTATACAAATCAGCTAGCCAAAGAATGCAGCCTCGTTAAGGAAATGCATGTAGAGAAAGGCTCAACTGAGGATTGGCGTAAGCTTGCGGGCTTCCATTACAGAAGCCACAAAATAGTGGCGCCTCGCAAAATCTTCTGCCTCAAACGGAAAGAAGAGTTGTGTGGTGTCATTGTTTATTGTTATCCGCCACCAACAGCTTTTGGGCGTAGGCTTGTCTTGCCAAAGCTGTCTATGAAGGAGCTGAACAAAGAGCTGAGCATTATAAGCCGTGTGGTTGTGCATCCCAAATACCGCACCATAGGTTTAGGCGTGAAGCTTCTGCGTGAAACTTTGGCTAAGGCTGGCACGCCTTACGTGGAAATGCCCGCTGTCATGGCGAAATATAATCCGTTCGGAGAGAAGGCTGGAATGAGGAAAATAGCTGAGCAGCCACCGCCTAAAGAAGCCTTAGCCATTGCAGAGATACTGCAGCAGCTTGGCTTTAACATTCAACTATTGGGGAGCGAGAAATACGTTTTAAACAAGCTTCAAACCCTGAGCGATGAAGACATAGACGAGGTTAGAGAGGCGTTCATCAAACATTGTCATACACGGTTCATGAAATACTTCTTTCCGCATCTGGTTTTTGGACATAAGAAAGCTTACGTTGAGGAGATAAAGAAACTAAGCCTTGAAAGGCTTGCACGTTTAATTAAAGTGTGTGGCTTTCTTCTGCAGACGAAGGTTTATCTTTTCTGGAAAAACTTGAATGTATAAGTGGTTACAGCTTCTGAAGATTGTCGGGTTTGCTGCGGCTTCTGACTATGGCTTTGAGTCCTGTGCCTTTGTCCCGTTTCTTCATTTGTCTTGTTTCAAGCTTGAGTATTTCTATGTCTTTTCTCTTGTTCAGATAGGCTAACACTTCGTATTTGACGTCGCCCAGGGCAAGAAGCACAATTTCAGCGTCTTTTTGTAGGCGTTGTTCAAGCTCAACCTTCCATTCGCCGTCGCTTCCGCAGAAAATCGGTTTGCCCTTACTCTTGGTTACAATTAGATTTTCTCCTTTGCCTTTTTTCACCTTGCCTTTTACACCTACTTTTTGTAGGAAATCCTTAAGAAGCGCCCGCAGGCTTTTTCTGGAAACTGCTTCTTCGCCTTTCACTATTATTTCATTCGCGACTGTTTCAACTTTCACGTTCGCTTTTTCTTCCAGGAATATGACCAATTCTTTTACTAAGTTGCCTCTTTCGCTCTTCAAATCGGATACGTCAACCCTCAGCTCCGACACTGTTTAACCACCGTCAGTTCTATCATCTGTTTGTAGGCATTTTTCAAGCTTGTTCTTTCATTGTCCATCCTTGCCACACAAGCTTCTTTGCATTTTGAAGTCTCATTATTTTCCGTTGGGCGCTTGAGGTTTTTGTGAAGGTCTATGGTTATGGATGCTACGAAAATGGCCATGTAAACTAGATGTGGGGGTATTAGCGATGCTGGCACGTCTAGTGGGAAGCTTAGGAATGTTGGGAGTAGCACCGTGAATGTTGGTATTGTTAGGGTTAGGTTTGAGTTGTGTGGTTGCAAGAGTTTGGCTGTGTCGTTTGTTTTTAGCATGATAATCATTGACGTGAGGAATATTGCCCATTCTATGGTTATGTTTGTTTGGCTTTTTATGCTTAAGCTTGTTCCGAAGTTTTGGGTTGTTATGGGCCATAGCAGTTGGATTCCGCCTCCAGCTACGTAGTCGCCTATTAGGGAGTGTTGAATCAGGGCTATGAGGTACGGTGTTGCTTTTTTGTGGTAAACAGCGAGGATTGGAACGAAAATTATGAGTGACGTTATGATTGAGTGGGTTGGTCCTCTATGTTCGATGAATGGAATTAGGAGGTCGATGTCTGGAACAACCGATAGCATGAGGACTAATGGGATGTTAAGTTCCGTTTTTAGCAGCCTCGATGAGGCTTTGCTTGAGAGATATCCGAATGCCAGATGTCCTACTGCGAAACGATGCCTGTTCCTCCTTTTATAGCCAAAAGTGTTGATGTCTTATTATTAAGGTTTATACCCATGTTTATGATGTCGAACAGCCGCAGCATAAAAATTAGCTGCAGAATAGCTGTCAACACTAAAATTATTTCAAGGTGAGGCTTAATCTTCTTTTTGTTCAGCTGATTCTTTCCCTTTTATTTCGCTTGTAAGCTCTTCTATTGGTTTTGGTGGTGGTGTCGTTGCCATCGTCCAGCCTATCCATGCGCCGATGGCGAGGATGGCAACGAAGCCTATGAATACTGGTACGGCGACTATCCAGAAGCGGAAGCCTTCGAAGACTGGTAGGAAAAGTCCAACAGTGTATGCAATGGCTATTATTACGCAGGCTATGAAAATTAGCAGGCCTAAGGCTTGATCTTTGCTCATGACTGTTTTTCACCTCCAGCAGTTATGTCTGGTTTAGAGAGGTTATTCTTCTATTTTATGGAGTTTAAAATGTTCTCTTACTTTCATGACGTCTTTCATCGTGTTTATTGTCAGCCACATGCCGTCGTATGGGTATCCTCTGAGTATGCGTTTGTCCGCCAGAATTTGGAGGGTTTGAAGTTCCATGTCGCCTTCGTCTGGGAAATAGCGCTTTATCACTGATGCTTTAAACACGTAGTGGCCCGTGGACACGTAGAAGTCTAGTTGGGGCTTCTGCTCGAACCTTATGATGTGGGTGTTTTGCATTTGAACTCTTCCGAAGGGTAGGGTTGGCTTAGCCAGGAGTATGGCTGCGCCCTTATCCGCGTACTCATAAAGCTTTTTCGGGTCATAGAATACTATGTCGTCCACATTGAAAACGTATACTTTGTCTTCTTTCACGTGTTCTATGGCCTTTTTAACGGCTCCTCCTGTCCCGAGCTTCTTTTCCTCCACGGAGTAAATGACGTCAGGGTCGTCCGTCAGGTTTCTGTTGTTGGTGGCGAGTGTTATTCTGCCTATTCCATGCTTTCTAAGCCAGCTTATCTGATGCCCAATTAGGGTTTCATCGTTTATCTTGAGTTTCGGCTTGGGGGTCCATATGTCGGGCTTCAGCCTCCAACCGCTTCCGCCACATAAAATTATCGCTTCCAACAATTGTTCCCTTCCTCAATTTTGAATGAGCTTAACGCTTATTTCTGTTCATTTGTGTCTGACTTTGGTTTTCGCTTCTTTTTGTTTGGTGCTCGCGTATAAGAGCTGTTGTGGCGAAGGTTATTGTTAGGGCGAGGAGGCTTAGGGTTATCGGCGTCAGCCTTATTCCCCATGACGTGTAGTTTAGGAGTAGGCCAACTATTGGGACTATGGCTAGGCTTAGGCCTATGCTTAGGGCTGCTCGTTCAATTGTGTCCATTTCCTTTTTTGATGGGAAAAGTGCCTTTATCAAAGTGAATCCTGGAAGCCAGAGGACGAATATGGAGCCTAAAACGTAGCGGATGTACACTATTGGGTATGCGTCTTCTGGAACTGTGAATACTGTTATTGCTGTTGCTATGGCTAGTGAGGTTGTTGTCCAGAACCAGTATGCTTCGGTGGAGCGTATGTAGGTTTTTAGGGATTGCGGGGTCTGCTGGGAGTGTTCTTTCAGCTTGATTTTTTCGTTATTTATCAATTGCATTATGTGTTTTAGGGCTTCTTCGTCTGTGAGTGATAGTCTCTCCTTTGTTAGCTTCAAGAGCTGCTCAACGCTTTCAGGATTTTCCCTTTTAACAAGTTCCAGTATGCGCTGTTCAATCATAGAATCACTAGTTTGCCCTTTAGTCAACAAGCCAACCTCATAAACCGAAAATGCTTTAGAATTGATAAACTTATTTGGAGAGAAGCCGCTTTTTGCTGGTTAAGGCTTTTATGCCATATGCAGCTATAACCGCTGAGGTTGCTCCTAAAACTCCAAGCGGAACCTGAGGAATCACTAGGGTTATTCCCACGCCATGGGTTGTTCTATGCGCAAAATGCCAGCTCGGGTTTGGACCTGTTAAGTTTAGACCATATTTGTACTTTATCTCTGTTCCGTAGGGGAGTGTCGGTATGGTCCATTTGAAATCAATGGTTCCGCCGGGTCCTATGGTGTAATTCCCGATGAGATAGTCGCTTTCCAAATAATTAGCCCATACATGTATGGTTTGGTCCGCACCATATTCTGTGATTCCAGCTATTCTGAAATAGTAAAGCCCATCATATATTACAAGGTACTTTTCTGAGTGGTCTGTTGTTGGCGCCTCAGTTGTCCTACCCTCGTCTATATAGACGTATAGTGTTCCGTCACCGACGCCACCGTTGCCCGGAGAGTTTGGTGTAGCATTTATGGAAGCTTTAGGGTTTATGCCGCTCTCCGTGTTTGATGTGGCTAACGCGAAAGTTATTCCAATGCTTAATGCAACGATTAAAATTGATAGGAATATCCATTTTCTTTTGTTTTTTAAAGCCATCTTCCTTTCTCCCAGATATTTAGAAGTGTTGTTTTATATTACTGTGTATGGAAAATTTTTGGTTTTTTCTATAAGATTGTTTATTGGGGTCGTCACGGTGCGGTTATGATTCCGTAGATGCGTATAGCGACTGTTATTAGGAATAGTATTCCCATGATTAGGGCTGCGTTTTTTAGTTTTTTCTTGTTTATGTGGAGGTTTGTTTGTCCGTAGTATGGTGAGATAAGTTCTGCTGTTATTAGTAGGGTTATGGCTGTTACTGCCAGCCAGAGGCTTATGTCCCAGAAGGTTAGTGGAATTTGCATTTTAATCCTCTATTATGCGGTATTGGATTTTTGTTGTTTTTCCATCTTGAGTTTGTTCTTCCTTTAGTATTGTTATTGGTTTTCCTGTTGCTTTTGCTAGGGCGCATGCTATGGCGCTGGATAAGGTGCATCCTATTGTTTCGTGTGTTTTTTGGAGTTTTCTTGTTTCTTCGCAGACTTCACTGAAAATGTGGTTTGCTATTTCTACTGTTATCAAATTGTCTTTGATTTCAACTTCCACGTTTTCGGCTATTTCCATTTCTTCGATTAGTAGTTTTGGAAGGTTGTTTTGTATGTAGTTGAGGTCTGTTTTTGTGAAGGATGTTCCAAGCTCTTTTTCGAACAGTTTTGATAAGGCTAGTCCTGGCGGGGTTAAGAACAAACCGTCTGGATTCTTAGAATATAGTTTTTCCTCGTCTATTTCCCCTGGTCGTGGTAATGTTTTGTTGTTTTTGGAGGGGATGAACACGAGGCTTGATTCGAAATCTCTTAAGTATTTTGGTGGTAGGTAGATTCCTTTTTCATTTAGCTTTGAGCTTGTAAGCATTTTTTCGATGTTGGCTAATGTTGAAGGAGCAATCGCGTTTAGCAAGTCCAGTTTTACATATCTGGTTGGGGTTATGTATAGGAGGAGGGCTCCCCAGAAGGTTAGGCCTAAGCCTATGAAGGCTAGGATGGATGAAGCGTAAAATGCTGAGGCTGCTAAGGAGATGAGCCCGAGTATAAGAATCGTGTAGGCGACCATTCGGGTGGAAAATCGAATATTGACTTTAAACTCTTTTGGTTTTTTGGCGTTGGTTTTAGTTGCCATGTTCTCTTTACGACCCGGTTACTTGCGTAAATGTAGATGTAAACTTTAGAATAAGCCTTTCCACAAAAGTCTTCGACAGAAATGGTGGATTTTCTTTGGTGTGAGTAGAAAAGATAAGAATTAAAATAACAAACCGAATGAGGTATTGTTAATCTCTTTTGAAGGTTTTTAGTCTTTTTTAGCTTTTAGAGACTTCAGTCCCAAGCCCGCAAAGCATGCGGTAATTGCCATCACAGCGCCTATTGGGATTTCTGGGATTACCATGAAAGTTCCGTATGCAACTAGCCGTACTTGAGCGCCTGTACAATACACAGAATAGTAGCCTGCACCTTTTGTTGGGGTGTATTCTATTACTCCCGTGTTTGGTTGATTGAACCATTGACGATCTGTTGTGCCGTCTTCGTATTTCACTTCGATGTTTACAGTTCCATCTGCAGTCCATCTTATGTAGATCGTTTCACCTAGGTCAAAAACTACTTTGTCATTTCCATCCGCATCTGTGGTATGCAAGGTGGCAACAGTTGCTGTAGCGGCATAGGCAACACTGATTAACATTAGCGCTACCAAAACGCATACAGAGGATAAAAATATGGCTTTTGTTTTTTCCATTCCTTTTCCTCAAAAGAGGTTGACATTTTTAGCTTATAAATATGCATGGAACTTTAGGTATTTTTTCTAGAGGAAAGTTAACTTTTATGGATAATTTCAGCTCTGAAGCCAATTTCGCTTTCCTGTCTTCCTCGTGAAAAATGTGTGCCAAGTATCAGTACTCGCCTTACACTCTTCACGGTCGTCTGAGATTTGTTTTCCATATTTGCATTGGTTCATCTTGTTTGTTAGCTATTTGGCTGTCGGTTAAGCCTATTTTTTCAACTTCAAGTAGTCCATGTAGAACGTCTTCTTTTTTGATGTTTTTCGAAATCATGCTTTGATGGGTGTTGGCTATATTTTCCAGCGTAGGCGTTTTGCATTTTTCTGTTAGAGAAACTGCATCGACTATTTGTTTGGTTGCTTTCGAAAGTTTTTGGTAGACTTTATAGTTTCTGTCTTTTTCTCTTTTATTATTAAGAGTGTACAGGATAATTATGGCTGCTAGTAGTGTTGCTGTTGTTGCTGTGAGGGCTGGGCCGTTTTGGCTGATTGTTAGGGCTATTTGTGTCCATGCTTTTATTGGTTGCCAGTAG